GTGACGTTGTAACCTACGACAATGAATTCGTGGAAGAGTGGCTACGGTCCCCGCAAACTAGCCTCTATTATTCGCTCCAAGTTATGAGCGATACACAAGATAAAACTAATGCATATGCTGCATTGGATGAGTCAGAAGTGGACAGCTATTTAGAGGACATTTTAAATGAAGAACTACAATGTGATTGTCAAGAATGAATCCTTATCAAAAACTACTAAGCCGGAAACGGAAATGGACACCAGTACAAACAACTGCTGGTACATGCAAGGAGGGTGCACACGAAACGTTGCTCCGTGCCCTTGCCTTAAGACATATGGAACTACCTGTGGGAGATTTTATTCGTGATGCATTGGTTACCGACGTACCGGAGTCATCGCGAGAGATTCTCGAGTCAAACATCAAAGACGAGGAGAACCACGACTTGGCACTTGGTTACATTGCCAATGCTTACGGGGTTGATCAAAAGGCTGAAGCTGAAGCGTTACGGCTACGTGATGCTTGGACAGCGCATCCGGATCATACGATCCTCAAAGCGATGGTTGCCGAGCGTGCAATTTTCTTCGTTCTTTTACCATTGCTCCGCGCTAATGGTGACAGTGGAATGCGTACCGTGAGTGCAGATATCTCACGAGACGAACAGATTCACGTTGCAACTAATTCAATTGTATGTAGAGAACTAGGACTGGAGGTTTCTCCAAGTCTAGACAAACTACGTAAAGCAACTATTAATTGGGTAATGCAACCACTTGGTAGTAATACCGATAAATATTTAGACAAAAAATTTTGGCTGGATTCCAGTGACAACCTGATGTATCAAGGTAAGGCACCTGAACTTTCCTTCACCAAGTCTGCACGTATGCCAGCATTTTTCGAGCACTCTAATGTTAACCTCCCCCAATATGCTTGAGCCTATCTATGGGCCTGAGCTTAAATCTATCTTGCAAGAGTTAGAAGAATACTACCCACCAATTACTCCTACACCAGACTGGACCCAGAGTCAGATCATGTATAGATCTGGCCAGCGTTCAGTCGTGGAGTGGCTAATCCAACGATGTGAAAACTAATGTGTTTTAACCAACAAAGTACCCCAGAGGTAGCTCCAGTAACACCACCACCTCCAGTAAAACCACTGCAGATAACTCAGCAGTCAACAATGCCAGAACGCTCTGTTGAACCAGAGAAAACTAAACCAATTAAGTATGGTTCTAAAAGCAGCCGAGCACCCAAAGCTGAAAAAAGAGATGCTGCTTCACTGCTAGTACCTATGTCTGATTCAGGTAATAAACCTGGAGGATTGAACGCATAATGGCTACTGCAAGGGAACGATATAGCAGACTTGAATCTGATAGACATCAGTTTCTAGATACAGCAATTGATTGTGCTGAACTAACACTTCCATATCTTATCCGTAACGATAACGAGACTGGAATGAATCATAAACGGTTAGTAACACCGTGGCAATCGGTCGGTGCCAAAGCTGTAGTGACTTTAGCAGCCAAACTTATGTTGGCTCTTCTACCTCCACAGACTACATTCTTTAAACTACAAGTAAAAGAAGATAAGCTTGGCGAAGAGATAACACCAGAGATCAAGAGTGAACTTGACTTGTCCTTCTCTAAAATGGAACGGACAATCATGGAAGCTATTGCTGCTACTAATGATCGTGTTGTAGTGCACCAAGCATTGAAGCACTTGATTGTAGGTGGCAATTCCTTGGTCTACATGGGTAAGGAAGGACTAAAGAACTACCCACTTAATAGATTCGTAGTCAACAGAGATGGTAACGGCAACGTTATCGAGATTGTAACCAAGGAAAGCATTGACAAGAAGTTGTTGGATAAGGAGATTAAAACTCCACAACCAAACAACGTTGTTGATATTGGATCAAACGTCGGTGATGAAGTTGATGTCTATACCCATGTCCGTTATGACAACGGCAGATGGCATTGGCATCAAGAGTGTTACGACAAGGTGATGGCAGGAACGAAAAGTTCTGCACCAAAGAATGCAAGCCCTTGGTTAGTCCTACGTTTCAACACAGTTGATGGGGAAGACTACGGACGTGGACGAGTCGAAGAGTTTCTTGGTGACTTCAGGTCATTAGAAGCCTTGTCTCAAGCACTGGTAGAAGGCTCTGCAGCAGCCGCAAAGGTTGTGTTCCTTGTCAGTCCATCATCTACAACCAAACCTCAAACACTGGCGCAAGCTGGTAACGGTGCAATCGTGCAGGGCAGGCAAGACGATGTGTCTGTCATCACTACAGGTGGTAAGACAGCAGACTTCGCTACTGCTGCCAACCTTGCACAGCAATTAGAGAGGCGTATTGGTGAAGCATTCCTCCAGTTGAACATCCGTCAATCGGAACGTACAACTGCTGAGGAGGTACGCCTCACTCAATTGGAATTGGAACAGCAACTAGGTGGACTCTTTAGTCTACTAACAGTTGAATTCCTAGTTCCATATCTCAATAGGACCATGCTCGTCCTGCAAAGAAATGGTCAGTTGCCGAAGATCCCTAAAGAATATGTCAGCCCTACAATCGTGGCTGGTGTAAACGCATTGGGTCGTGGTCAAGACAGAGAAAGCTTGACTACATTCATCACAACAATTGCTCAGACTTTAGGTCCAGAAGCATTGATGAAATACATAGAACCTACAGAAGCAATCAAACGACTTGCTGCTGCACAGGGTATTGATTATCTGAATCTTGTTAAGAGTGAGCAGAAGATGCAAGAAGAGATGCAAGCGCAGCAACAGATGGCACAGCAGCAATCACTTGTTGATCAAGCTGGTCAGCTAGCACGGGCACCAATGATGGATCCTTCTAAGCAACCTCAACAAGAACAACCTCAAGAACAAATGACTAATGGCTGAAACTCTCACATATGATTCCACTCCCGCAGATGCTCCTGAACTTAATGCAGATGAGCAGGAGTCACTTGCTGTCGGTGAAGAGATGCAGGCAGCACAGGATGATCTCCTTGCTGGAAAATATAAAGATGCAAAAGAACTTGAAAGTGCATACATCGAACTCCAAAAGAAGTTAGGTGAACGTTCTGAAGACTCTGAAGAAGTAAAGACAGTAGAAGAAGATGTAGAACCACCTACTACTGTCTCATTTTTGAATGATGCATCCTCTGAATACTCGGAGAATGGTCAATTGTCTGAAGAGACAATGAGTAAGTTGACAGAAATGTCAAGTGAGGATTTAGTTAAAGCGTACATTGAAACGCAAGCTAACTCACAATCACAAACTGCTGAGCTGTCAGAAAAACAAGTCGGTTCAATTAAAGATTCAGTTGGTGGTGAAGATCAGTATGGAAAGATCGTTACTTGGGCTGGTGAGAATCTAGATAAAGCATCAGTCGAAGGCTTTGATGCACTGGTTGAAACTGGTAATGCAAAAGCTATTGAGTTTGCAGTACAAGGATTGAAAGCAATGTATGAAGCACAGAATGGTGTTGAAGGTAAGTTACTTACTGGTAAAGCACCAAGTAATGATGGAACTACATTCAAAAGCCAAGCTGAAGTAGTGGCTGCAATGCAGGACGCACGGTATGACCGAGACCCTGCATACAGAAATGAAATCATTGACAAACTAGATCGATCACCCAACTTCTTTTAATGAACGACACGCAAATCTGGCCGACTGAACCAAAAATGTACATCGACGAAACTAAAGTGAATCATAATCACAATGCTGAGCTACTCAATGGGCGTCTGGCAATGCTTGGCGTCATGGCTGCTATCGGTGCTTACGCCGTAACCGGACAACTCATTCCAGGTATTTTTTAATGCATAAGAACGGACACAAAGGATCTTGTAAAGGAGGAAAGAAAGGTGGCAGCAAAAAAAAAGGCTACTAAGACTCGACTAGATTCTTCCTGCTGGAAGGGTTATAAAAAACAAGGTACGAAAGTAAAAAGCGGGACGCGCGTTAACAACTGCGTCAAAAAATAAACCACCTACTTAATTATTAAACATGAAATCTCTTATTATTACTGGCCTCTTGCTCTCTGCTGGTGCAGCTCATGCCGGACCTTACGCGAATGTAGAAATGAACTCTGGATATTCAGGGTCTGATTTTACAGGATCTGCAACGGATGTACACGTTGGTTACGAAGGTGCTAACTGGTATGTGCAGGGAGGACCTGCTCTGTTGGCTCCAGATGGTGAAGATGGTGACATTGAACTGTCCGGCAAAGCCGGTGGTTCCTATGGAATCAATGAAGCACTCTCCGTATATGGAGAAGTGTCATTCCTGACTGGTGATACTACAAGCTACGGCACTAAAGCC